TCAGCCCTGAATCACCCCATACCCGTCATGCACAAACGGCTTGAAATCATCCTGGCGCGGCCCGCCCGGCTCATGCCGAATCGAACGATCAGTACCGAGCTTCTTCTCAGCCCTGAGCTGCGGCACCTCGGTCAGGTCATACGGCGTGGTCTGGTACACCCAGTTGAGCCAGTTGCGCCACAGCAGATTGGCGTGGGCGCGCCAGGCGAACAACGGTTCCAGCTTCGGATCGTCATGCGGGAAGTAGTTCTTCGGGAAGGGCACGTTGGTCATGCCCTTGGCCATATCGCGCTCGTATTCTTCGGCGAGCGTGTACTTGCCGTACTCCCAATGGCCGAGCGCGAACACTTCGGAGAAGTCACGCGTGGCGATCAGGCCCGGGCCGGACTGCGGCCCCCAAGTCAAGATCTGAAGGTCATGGTTGGCACGTACCTCGTTTTCGTTCACGCCGGCGAGGCGGGAGTGCGGCTGCAGATCAATCTCGTCGAAGCCATTGGTCAGGAAGCAGTATTCATCCTGCAGGTACTGCGGGAATACGCCGAAAATCTTCTCGGGGTAATCCACCTTGTGGATGCCGTAGCGGTAGTACAGTGCGCCCATCGCACCCCAGCACAGGTATATGGTGGAGAACACATGGGTGGAGGCCCAGTCGAGAATCGTCTTGAACTCGTCCCAGTAGTCCACATCTTCGAACGGCATATGCTCTACAGGCGCGCCGGTGACCACAAAACCGTCGTAATAGTTGTCTTTGAACGCATCGAGGTTTTCGTAGAACTTGACGAGATGATCGGCGGAAACGTGCGTGGCCTCATGCGTGGAGGTCTTCATGAAGTCGATTTCGACCTGCAGCGGCGACTTGGAAATCAGACGCAGCAGCTGTGTTTCAGTCTCGATTTTCTTAGGCATCAAGTTCAGGATCACCAGTTTGAGCGGGCGGACGCGCTGACGCTCCGCCTCGGGCTTCTCCAGAGCGAAGATGCGCTCCGAATCGAGGATATCTCTGGCCGGCAGGCCACTGGGGATCTTGATAGGCATGTTCCTATTATGTCAATATTCGGGATAACGGTTCAGGGCATTCCTATAACGGCCATTTATGGCGCGTTATTACCCCGACTCCGACTCCGCCCCAAACCCCTCGCTGCGTGAGCCAATTCACGTTTTAAAACCGCGGGAAGATGACGCGACACGCCGATGTTGACTTTCTGGAATCTGCACCTATTGTAGATAGAGCTGTCTGAGAGACAAGCCGACGCGGGGTGGAGCAGCTCGGTAGCTCGCTGGGCTCATAACCCAGAGGTCCATGGTTCAAATCCATGCCCCGCTACCAACGCCTCGGGCTTCACATGAAAGAAGTCCGAGGCTTTTTCTATATCCTCAAGGCTCCATGCCACTCGCCTAGTCATCTTCTGTGAAATCGAAGACCTATCGACACCAAGAGCGTTCGCCAGATCCTTTTGTTTGACATTGCGAAGAGTCATGGCCACTTTCATATTTCGAGTGACTATATCCTGCAAACTGACAGATTCGGCCTGAGCTGCGACCTTAGGGCTGATTATTGCTGTTGTCATAGCACATAAGTTTAGCGAAACTAACAAAAAGATAGAACACGACACGCCGAACGAGCAGGTCTAACTATATTCGTGGTTAGATGTGAGTGTGACAAACATTTTAGTAGATTCGCCCACTGTAGGTGAAAAGGTCAAACGCCTTATGGGACTCAATGGCCTGACACAGGCAGAAGTCGCTGAAATATTGCGCTGCTCACGGTCCACGGTCTCGCAGAAATGCACTGGCCGAATCGCTTTCAGCGCGAATGAGATAAACGAGCTTGCCGAACTCTTGCATGTCAGCGCCGATGTACTCCTTGGGCGAGCTCCGTTGGAGGTGAAATGATGGATTGGCACCTTGTTTTGTCGTCGTCGGCATTTGCCATTTCTGTTGCTTCGCTCTTGGTGTCGCGGCACGCTTGGACGATCGCAGAGGAAGCGAAGGGCAAGGCCCGTCACTCGTTGAGAGTGTCCGTCTATTCGGTCGAAGTTAACCGCAAGCGGCTTGGTATTCCCTATGACCATGATGTGGTTGAACAGTACGAGGCCAATGAGGGCATTTTTGCCAGCATGGGTGTCGGTTCCTATAAAGGCAGGCGATGCAAGGATTCGGACGGTATCGTGCAGTCCGACGACGCCGTACAGGTGTTCTCGGACGGCACGTATCGGATTGTTCCTAGGACAGAATCTTTCTCTGTTCTAAAGCCCGTTTTCTGTCGAGTTCATGGAACCTGCGATGACCCTTCCTGTCCCTATGCCATCTCCGCAGTCGTTCCAAGGGTCCGCACTTCCATGGTTCTATGCCCAGCAACGGGAACTGTCTATATCGACACCGGCGCAGACGAGTTGGAGATGATACCCAATGCACGCCAAGCTCTAGTTTCGTCAGATCGGGTTCAATGTCGCGACTCGAATCGCGGGGCGGTGTGATGGTGACCCAGAATCGCATTGTTTCGTTGGTCAACTCGACTATTCGACCGGTGTTGTTCATGATCCATTTGGTTTGTTCGCCCAGCACCGTTTCGCCTATCTGCCGGCAGTCCCACACCTCGGCATCGCAGTTTATGCCAATGGCTTTGACGTTGAGTGCCCGTCCATCCCCGCAGTTGGCCAGCCATCCGATGAAAACCGGGTCACCGTCGGCGCGTTTGAACTCGGGAAACAGGAGCATGTCGCCTTGCACCTGCACGAAGGCGGGTTCGGCCTCGGAACGCCACCGCCATGCGCGACGGTATGTGGCCAACGATACAAGGAACGCCAGCACGGCGATAACCACGCTCGCCACTGGCGCGTTGGCTTTCAGTGCGTCGATGGCGTTCCTCAGTAGCTCGAACCGTGTCAGGTCCACGTCCATTTATTCTTCCTTCCTTCGTTGTTTGAAAGGTTTGGTTTGTGCGATTACAAGCCTATCGCTGCGGAGGAAGGAGCCTAACCGTCCATCCATGAATCAAGGAGCAGTGAAATGAGCGTTTTCAATCCGGAATGCGCCAGCAATTACTTCCAGGTGCAGGACATCGACCCGTCGGAATGCACCGGCGGCAACCCCTACGCCTTCAAGTGCCGCATCAAGGTGGCCGGAAGCACGTTCGGGTTCGATGGCTTGGACATGGGCGACCTTCAGACGATGAAGGGCGCGATCAACCAGGCGATGACGCACGCGCGTCGAGCTCGCCGTGAATGGGAAGGAGCCCAGGAATGAGCGTCACAGTCAAACGTGTGGACAGGAAAAGCAGTCAGCGTTTTTACGAGCTGATCGTTGAGACGGCAGAAGTCACCGTGCGCGTCCCGTTCAACGGCTACGAGCTTGACGATCTTGAGAAACAGATCGACCGATGCTTCAACGAGGATTGACGTGAAACGTTTCATCAAGTTCGTTCTTCTGATTCTGCTCAGCCCCCTTCGTGTTGTTCATGCTGGGGCTGGTGCTCGCGATCGTCCGTCTGGGTGATTTCCTCACCGACGACGACTGACAAAAACGAACGGCATATGGGGCGTATGGCGTACCCCTGCCACCGCTGAGCCGGGTTAGCGACCGGTAACGCCAGGCGCGTGGCTATCGCGCCATTTGCGAGACGAAATTTAGCTCCCGACCCTCTCAGGCCGTCGATTAAGGCGGAATCGGGCGACCATAGACGGCTTCGGCCGTGGCCTGATTGGGGACCATTCCCGGCGGCTTCGGCCGCTCTTGTTATCGACGGCGCGGCTCCGACCGAAACGTTCTGCAAGGCCTTTGGAATCTGTTGACGGCCTGGCCGGGGAATCTCGGCCGAGCGTTTCCATCAGCAGATTCTAGGTCTTGACCTCTCAAGCGCTCACCAACCGAAAGCTACAGGAAGGATTGAAATTGAGCAAGGCAACATTCCCCGACAAACTGAGGACGCAGATGAGGATGACACTCCCGATGATCGACAGGAACCTCAGGTGCAGGGCGAACACCTCACGACAGTCGTTGATGAAGGCGTCCGGATTGAACGACAACCAGCTCCAGGCCGCTCTGAAAATGGCCTACGGAGAGAGGGGCGTGCCAGCTCCCGTCTACCGTTCTCCCGCCGCCGGCAAGATGTACGATTCCGAGTCTCTGCTGTTGACGCTGGCCAAATGGTGCGGGATGTGGTCTTATGTCATCGATTAAGCCGACATTGCACGAGGTGTTGCACTATCCGGAGGAATCGCGCAGGATGCTCATGCAGGGCTTCGCCGACGCTGTGGACCGCATCGCGGCAAACAACCAGCGCACCGACATCGAATTGTTCCAGGTCTGCCGGGCGCTCGGCGAGCCGAACGTGCCATCGCTGCTCAGCCTCAAAGATGATGGGCTGCCGGTCTACCGGGCCGGCACCTGGCGCATCGACTGCCGCAGCTTCCGCAAATGGGCAACCGCCTACACGCCATACCGGCCGCAGACGAAACCACAAACCGCATATGAAGGTGAGCCACTGTTTTGAAACCGCAGATCTGCATCGCACTGGACATCGAGGACCACGACCTGCCGCAACCCGGCGACGTGGAGATAGGCCAGAACATCATCTGCCCGGACGGGCCGCGCATGGTCTGGTCGGACATCTCGAAGGCCGACTGGCCGATTGTCGCCGCGAAGCTGGAACAGATCGCGCTGCTGCTCAGGAGCAAGGCGAGATCGTGACGTGCATCAGGATGTTAAGCACTGCTGAGGCGTCCGAACGGTTGGGCGTCAGCCAGCGCACGCTGATCCGGTGGCGGCAGTCGGTCCCGATCATCGGACCTCCGCCCATCCGTATCGGCAACGCCATCCGGTACGCGGAACAGGACGTGAATTGTTGGATCCTCACGCAAAGGGAGAAAGGCAAGGCATGAGAAGACAGACAATAGACCCGCGCATCCGCACGAAGGTCATAGCGACGTATGGAAACCGCTGCTGGTTGAACATGCCCGGCTGCTCCATCACCGCGACGGAGGACGACCACATCGTACCGTACAGCCACGGAGGCAGGGACACCGTGGCCAACATACGCCGCGCGTGCAAGCATTGCAACGCGATGCGCCAGGACCGCGTGCTGTCCGGATACGGCGCGACATTGCACGCTGTCATAGGACCGCCACGGGCCGACTTCGGCATGGCCATGCAGTCCATGCTCCGCCGTGACAGCATCGTTGTCAGCTTCGACAGTCTGCTGCGCGACCTGTGCCCGACGCAATCCAAAGCGACCGATGGGCTGCGCCTCGCCGCCGCGATGGCATGGGACGGCGCGGCCCGCACACTGGCCAAGAGCTCCGAGCCGTTGGACGTATGGCTGGTGCGCACGCTGCCACGCTCCCGCCGCCATCCCGACATGCTGGCCGAATGGCTGGCATTGGACTACGATGTGCACGTCATCGAGACACCGGCCGATTCCACGTTCGCTCTCGACCTCACGCCGCAGGAGTATCGGACGGCGCAGCAGTGGTACGCGCTGCATCTCACACAGCAGGCCGTGGACGCCAGGCTCGCCGCCAGACGACAACGCCTCGCCGCTCTCGGACTTCGCCGCGACTCTCCGGCTGACCGTCCGCGATGGTGACCCGCTTTTTTAAACAGCCGACGCCCAAAAGACCCCGCGCCAAGTCTTTTCTCCCCCCAGAACCATGCAAAAAGCATGAAAACGTTGGAAAACCAAGGAAAACACATCATGAATCAAGGAACGTTGGAAGGTTTCGAGGAATACACGCATCCCTACGGCATCAGCGGCCTTCAGGAGCAGGCGACCATGAATCTCATCAAAAGCTTCGTGGATGGCAAGACGTTGACGCCGGAAGCAACCTACATCTGCAAGTCGATGCTCTCGATAGCCAGGAACATCGACATCCAGAACAGCAAGGGACGCGAGATCAGCCGCAACATGACATCACTGCTCACATGGTTCCAGGAACTCAAGGCGATGTATCCGGAACAGCCGCAGCTCGACCCGACGCTGACCGACTTCATCTCCGACGCGAAGGCCGGACTGTGACCATGCTCATGCGCGGCGGCACGAAACGCGACGAAACGCGGCCGACCGACGGCGCGATCGTCGCACGGACTGCCGAGATGCTCGGCAAACCGCTGCTGCCATGGCAACGCTACGTGGCCGACGTGGCCGGCGAGATCGACCCGGCCACCGGAACGTACTATTACGACCGCGTGGTGCTTTCCACTCCGCGCCAGTGCGGCAAGAGCACGCTGATCGACACCGAGGACACACGCAACGCTCTGCTCGGCCCAGACCGGAAGATCTATTACCTCGCGCAGACCGGCAAGGACGCCGAGAAGCATTTCAAGGACTTCGTGCAGCAGCTCTCAAAATCGAAGCTCGCGCCGTTCGCCCTCAAGCCGAGGCTTTCCAACGGCGGGATGGAGCAGCGTTTCCGCAACGGCAGCTTCATCTGCCCATTGGCCGTGACCAAAGTGGCCGGCCATGGCACGCAGATGGACAAATTCACCATCGACGAGGCATTCAGCCTGGACGACGAGACCGGCAAACTGATCCTCGACGGCATGGCACCGACCATGAACACGAGACTGCACTTCACCGGCGTCCAGCCCCAGATCTGGATAACCTCGACCGAAGGCACCGCAGATTCCACGTTCCTCAACGGCCTGCTCGACTCCTTCCGCGCCGGAAACGTGCCGAAACGCACCTGCTGGTTCGATTTCGGCATCCCCGACGACGCCGACCCCGAGGACTTCCAGACGATCCTGAAATGGCATCCCGCCGCCGGCCTGCTCTGGGACATCCGCCAATTGCGCGACTTCCGCGAGCAGTTCGCCGGCAACGAGGCCGGTTGGGCGCGCGCCTTCGGCAACCGGCGCGACAACGGAGTGGCCGAGCGCGTCATCCCCGACCAGCTCTGGCAATCCACGTTGGCCACGCCGATCACGCCGGACCGGATCGACGGCCGGTCGGTGGTGATAGCCGCCGCCGTGGACGTGGACGCCACGAACACGTCAGTCTCCGCCGCGATCGTCAACACGGACGGCACCGTGACCGTGCAACTGCTCGAAGTCCTGGACGGCACCGGCATGGCACCCGCCGAGATCACGAGAATCTGCGACACCTACCACGCTCCCCTGGTCATGGACTGCAAGGGACCAAACGCCGACCTGCACGACCGGCTCGCATCCATGACCGACGAAGCCGGCGATCCGCTTATCGACTTCATCGCCATGCAATCATCCGACTACCTCGCGGTCGGCCAG